TGATGCCGGTATTTAAGGTGACCATCGCCACCAGCCACCACTGAAGCCACTCAGGCATGGAATAGCCTCTCATAGTTCCGCCTCGCTCTGTTCGGCACTTGCCGGGCATAGGCACTGTCTAGAAGCTCCACAGCGGCTTTGGTATAGTTCCCGGTTATCAAACCCTCTTGAATGTATTTGAGCGTCTTTTTGAAGCCCAAGAGGCGTTTCAGGCCGATATTAAAGCAGAGGTCAACCAAGGTAAGCTGAACCGGCTCTGGCAGCCTCTCAAAGTTGTTAATGGTGGCGTTTAATTCAGCTAGGCATATATCAATATCCTCATCCAGCATCTGCATGGCTGTTGTTTCGGATATGCCCCTGCTTTGTAAGTTCCTGCCGACACCTATTGTCCAATGGTCTGCCGGGCATTTGTATAAATGTAATTCCAGCCCCTCTTCTGCTATGAGGTTCTGGCGTATTTGTTCTCTACTATTCATTGCTCTCACTTTGCGAACAGGAAAGCCCCGACAAGCGATAACACCAGCAGAATAGCTGTTATTACCCCCACTGCGGCGGCTTTCAATGCTTCCATTTGTTTATGATGTTGTCGGCGCTTTTCTATCTCGGCTTGCCGGGCGGCCTCTCTGGCTTCCCTTATCCGGCGCTGACGTTCTGTTAATATGCCAGCCCAAGTACCAGGCCCGAAGCGCATATCAATTGCTACGCCTACTTCCTGTAACTTTTCCTGGGCTAGTTTGTGGTTAATCACCTCGTGGGCAACGCTATTGGTGCTAAAGGGGTCAGAGGCGCTAGCTTTCTTGTTTCTGGCTTTCATGCATTGCTGCTCACCCTCAAACAGCTTTTCGACTTGTTCGCCTAGGTCAGCGACAGAATTATATGCATCGATGCCCTGTTTAATATGTTCGGATATTTTGGTGACCAACGCTATGCCTGTAAGGGCGGCAGTAACTGGGTCAACCATCTCATTTATCCTTCCATAGCTTCCAAATTTTCACACACAGATAGCCGGTTGTAAGCAGACCAACCACCAAGGCAATCCACTCATTGACCATCTGCAACTCAGGCATCCAGAGGGGTGCGGTTACACCCCCGGACACGATAGCAACATCATTAGGTTTCATGATTAGGCGTTCTCCAGCGCAACTACACGAGCCAACAGAGCATCATAATCGCTCTGCAACTGGTCATGCTTGTCGCTCAGTTCACGCAATGCCTTCCACAGGATTGGCGTCATATCGCCCATTGTGAAACGCTGGACATCAAATCCATGCAAATCATCAGTTTCAGGGAAGCTGACACGAGCATCGTTATACTGTTCAGGAAGTTGTGCTGCTACATCCTGTGCAATAAAGCCAAACTCACGCTTATTAAACTTATGTGTGGCAGCTTCATATGCCTCTTGGTCGAAGTTGTAAGTCTGCACTAAGCTCAAATCTTCGTTGAGCTGCTCTTGTGTGTAATGGCCTACGTAATAATCATTACGATTGTTTTTGTAGAAGGCTTTAGGCTCAATAGCATTTACGAAGTCGAGGCCAACAGCAAGTGTCTCAATATCAGTCTTATCTCGTCTATCTGAAACCGCTGAAATCGAGGTGTCTTGGCAACGTAAGTCAGTAATCGATGAGTTACCTAGCACAAACTTATTATTGGCATTTGCGTTTGCCCCGTTTCCTAGTGCAGTAGCGTTAGAACCTGTTGCGTTTGACTGTAGGCCAACTGCGGTGGCATTAGAGCCTGTCTGATATGCTTGATATCCCACTGCTGTACCATTGGACTGAGCATAAGCATAAGCACCAAACGCCTGACCACTGGAATAGGCTTTTGTGCGGTATGTGGTACTGTATCCGCAACCCACCGAAACGGTACTAATACCACTTGATAGTGTATAAGGGCCAATAGATACGCCACCATTTACATAGTTACCGCAAGTAGCACCCTTACCTACCGAAACTTGATTATCCCTTCCATTGGTTGCACCCCACCCAATAGCAACACTCCCTGTTGAGGTAGAGCCATTAACTGCCGCAGAGCCTAAACTAATTGAATAGTTAGCGACTGCGTCTGAGTAGCGTCCAATAGCTATACAATGGTCGTTATATGCTTCAGCAACTTCGCCAATAGCTATGCTAGAATTACCTGAAGCAGTTGCACTGTAACCAATAGCTGTAGTGTAGCCGTTACTGTTTTGTGCGCTTGCACTTAACCCAATGGCGATGCTTCTAAAATTGGCAGCTGTTGATGCACCATTACCTATAGCTACACTATCACTGCCTGTAGCGGTAGCCGTACCAGTACCCGAAACAGCTATGTTACTAGGCAAACCACCGCCACCAGCTGCCGCTTCTAAGCTGATAAGACCGCTTGTGTTATTGTAGGTAAGCACGTAGTCATCTTCTGTTGCCCCTACTGTTTGGTCTATATCAAACTTATAGTTACCAGCTGTAAGCTGAGTAGCTGCGCTTCCACCTAGAACGACTTCGTTAGTGGCTGAAGTTGTTGCGCCATAACCAAGAGCAGTCGAGCCTTCGTGCGTGGCTTGTGCTGATGCACCAAGCGCTGTTGCGTAATTGGCTGTGGCATCTGTCAGGCCGCCGATTGCAACAGGATAGTTAGCCCCAGTAGTTTCCACCCCAGCGACAGACGCATACCCCATTGCAATTGCGCCAAGTCCGTATGCTTGGGTTTTGATGGTTGTGGCATTGCTATTGCTACTTCCGATAGCTATAGACGAATTGAACTGGGTTCTAGCGTAAGAGCCTAGTGCAACAGACCTGTTACCTTCAGCTAGTGATGACCAGCCTACCGCTACAGAGTATTGATTGGAAATGTCAGATTGTGAGCCATCACCAACAGTAGCTAGCGTACCAAGTGCTGTTGCATATAGATGATTTCTTGCGTTTGCCGCACCACCAAGAGCTAAACTGTCTGTGCCAGAAGCTGTTGCAGAGGCTGTATCTTCTGAAACCAGATAGGCTGTAGACCCACCACTATTAGAGGGTGTCTCTGGCTGCCAACCATTAGTGGTGTCGTATGTCAGCACCTGACCATCAGTTGGGGCTGTAGAGGCCACGTTAGACAAATCAGATAGGCTTTCACCAGTTATGTCGGTCAGATAGCTGCTGAGGTCGGGGGGTGTTAATGTAAACTGACCAGTGCTGCTATTGTATGACAGCGCAGCTGCACCAGCCGCAGCAGTTGTCGCACTTACAGCTGCTCTTGCTCTAGTGTCTGTATAGTAGAGGTTGGTCGAGCCTTCGGTAAGGTCATCAGTTGTAGATGATGTCTCATCGATTAGCTTCACCCAGTTACCATTATGGGCAAAGTACCCTTTTCCTGTGCCATGCACATGAGCGAACATACCATGATAGGTAGTCGCTGAGGGCAAGTTACCTTCTGCCGAATACATATTGGCAAATAGTACCTTATTGCCACCCATGTCTAAGTCGCTGCCTGTAAGTGTGGCATTAGTCAAATAGCTGCTTAGGTCTGCTGGGGTGTAAGTAAATACGCCTGTGGTATTATCATAAGCCAGACCAGTAGTACCAGCCGCTGCTGTGGTGGCTGATAAATCAGTAAGTGTAAGAGCGTTACTACTGCTAGCACCAGAGAAATCGATAGTGCCACCTGTGACTGTAATACCATCAGTAATTGTTAGCCCACCAGTAACTGTAAAGCCTCCGGGGGTTTCTAAATCTGCTTCACTCATTATTGTTTACTCCAATTAGACTAGCACAGCAGTCCAGTTATAGACTGTGCTGGCTGTTGAGCTGTTTTTGACTTGTAGGTAGATTTTATTGGTTGAGGTATCTACGCGGAAACCGCTGTAAGCTATTTGGCCTGAAAACCCTGCGCCATTGCCTATTGTGGGGAAAGTAGTCCAATTGGAATAAGCTGGATTGCCGCTGTTGTATGAAAACAAAACGCGCATTGTGGTTGTAATCATCGATGTGCCAGTGCCAGTGGTTGCGTGTAGTACAATATCCAGCGCACCAGTAAAGCCATCATCTGTATCGACAATCTCACCAGCGTCCACAAAAGATGTGCTTGTGGTTGTAAATGTGCCTGTGACAATATTGCCACCACCAGCGTTGTCATCGACATACTTCTTTGTAGCTAAATCCATGTTGTCGGATGGGGTGTAGCTTGTATTGCCTACCCTTATGCTACTGAAGCCATATGTCGTACCAGCATCACCCAGCATTAGCTGATTTGTTGCTGATGTGTCTGCCCCATAGCCCAGAGCAATGGATTTGCTGTGGGTTGCGTATGTGTTAGCCCCAATTGCCATAGATGTGGAGGCTGATGCGTTTGAGGAATATCCTAGCGCAAGCCCCAGATAGCCAGACCC